ATAATGTTTCCATAATGGCAAGTGTGAAAGGAATGAATATGGCTAAGGTAAATACGTCTTCCCGTGACCTGTTCCTCGACAAGGTTCGGTTTGAGTTTGGTGCTATTCGAGAAATTACTCGGGCTCAGGTAAAGGAGGTCTGTGACAAGCATGACCTTTCGTTTCCGACTTGGCTTCGCAAGGATGCTTCCCGTCAGATTGCTCGTGGTGTTTATGCTCTTCCCGAGCATGGTTCTTCCACCGTCAGTGTCGCCGCTCCTGCTCCAGTCGCTAAGGTCAAGGCTCCTAAGAAGACTGCTACCAATAAGGTCGCTCCTGCGAATATTCAGTCGGATATTCCTGTTGTCGATAGCGTAGTGGCTATGGCTCCGACCGTTGCTATGTCTGCTCCTTCCACTTCCACTTCAAGTGAAGTGTCGCTGGTTCCTTCTAAGGCTTCTGGCTACGTTCCGTTCGGTAACTTTGCCGACGTTCGTGCTATTATCAAGTCCAAGAAGTTTTATCCTGCTTATATCACTGGTCTTTCTGGTAACGGTAAGACGATGATGATTGAACAGGTTTGCGCTGCGGAAAAGCGTGAGTGTGTTCGTGTCAATGTTACTATTGAGACTGACGAAGACGATTTGATTGGTGGTTTCCGCCTTGTTGATGGTCATACTGTCTGGCAGGACGGTCCTGTTATTATCGCTATGCAGCGTGGTGCAATTCTTCTGCTTGACGAGGTCGACCTCGGTTCTAACAAGCTGATGTGTTTGCAGCCTGTCCTTGAGGGCAAGTCGGTGTTTCTCAAAAAGATCAATCGACTGGTTACTCCTGAGTCTGGTTTCAATGTCATTGCGACCGCTAACACTAAGGGTAAGGGTTCTGACGACGGTCGCTTCATCGGCACCAATGTTATGAACGAAGCCTTTCTGGAGCGTTTCTCTATTACAATGGAGCAGGAGTATCCGCCGGTCAAGACCGAGACTAAGATTCTAAAGAATGTTCTCGGTGCTTCTGGTATTGATGCTGGTGACTTTGTTGATAAGTTGGTGACCTGGGCTGATGTTATTCGCAAGTCCTTTTATGAAGGTGCTTTGTCCGAAATCATCTCCACCCGTCGTCTGGTTCATATCTGCGAGGCATATGCCATTTTCAATCAGAATCGTGCCAAGTCGATTGAGCTGTGTCTGAATCGCTTTGATATCGATACTAAGAACGCTTTTATGGAACTGTATAAGAAGGTTGACGAAACAATCGATCCGACTGTCGCTCCTGCTACCGAAGAGCAGAAGGTTGTTGGAGAAGAGATCGCTTTCTGAAATAAAGATTGTACAGTAAAAAGGATCAACGGTGAAGATTGGATACTCGATAAGTTTGGGTATCCAATCTTTCCTCTAGTCGATTGGTCTAAAGTCTAAATGAATACCCTTGCATAATATGAGAAAGGGTTTTAGATATGTGTGAATGTGGATATGCCCTAAAGTTTGAAAAAAATGTTCCGCTTAGTGCTGGATATAATATGACATATACTAATGCCTTGCGTTCATTAAAACAAAATGAATCTGTTTTCTTCCCCTGTAAAGATGAAGAAACTGCCGAGACTTTTCGCCAAGTTCTTATGGCATCATTGCGTTATCTCCGAAAGATTGGTGATATATCTTATGGCAGAGGGGGTTATCTCTCTGCATATGGAGATAAACAAAAGGTTGTGGTGGTAAAAGAAAACTGTTCTTTTGGTGTTCGTGTATATCGCTTTGCAAGAAACAACGCTTGACATAGCAAGAATACCCGTGTATAATAACTTTGATGCTGCTGGTTATACACGGGCCTTTCCTTTCACGGCCAGCAGCATCAATCAACATGAATGGAGTATTATATAATGGCTACACCTCGCAAGTCTCAGATTGAGAAGATTGAAACTGTTCTTGCCCGTTATAACACTGGCGCTGGCATTACCGCCGACAAGATTGCTTCGATGGCCCGAGTTCCTCGTGAGAATGTTTCAAAGCGAATTTACGATCTTCGTGAGTGGGGTTATCCGATCTACACCAATTATCGTAATGTATAGGGCAAGCGCACCGCATTCTATCGCCTTGCCAATGGATAATAACACAATTTAGTTTGCTATATAATAGCGAGGTGGCTTCGTGTCGCCTCGCTATTCGTCTATGGAGAATATTATGGAAATCAAAATCTCTGCGGAAGACCTTCGTAAGAAAAAGTTATTTATTGCTACACCGTGTTATGGTGGACAGTGTCTTGGTCTATACACAAAGTCTATTCTCGATCTGCAAGCGACATGCATTCAATATGGCATCGAGTGTCGCTTTTCATTCATCTTCAATGAATCACTAATCACCAGGGCTCGTAATTATCTCGTTGATGAATTTCTTCGTTCTGACTGCACACATCTTCTATTCATTGATGCTGACATTCAGTTCAATCCGCAAGATATTCTAGCACTACTAGCACTTGACCTCGACATCTCTGGAGGTCCTTATCCCAAGAAATCTATCAATTGGTCGAATGTTGCCAAGGCAGTTGTTAGCAACTGTAGAGTCGATGTCGATGGTAACAAGGTCAAAATTCGTGACGGTTTCAATGCGAATGAATTGGATCAGATTACAGGTGACTATGTTTTCAATCCTGTTCCAGGAACAACTACATTCAAGGTTACAGAACCAGTAGAAGTTCTAGAGATTGGTACAGGTTTCATGATGGTCAAGAGAGAAGTCTTTCCTGTATATGCTGAGAAGTATCCAGAACTTCATTATAAGCCAGATCATGTTGGTCAGGCACACTTTGATGGAACAAGATACATTCACGCATATTTTGATACAATCATCGATCCTGAATCTCATAGGTATCTATCAGAAGATTATATGTTCTGTCAGAATGCTCGTAAGATTGGATACAAAATCTGGCTATGTCCATGGATGAAGACAACTCATGTTGGATCATATGGATTCCAGGGCGACATTCCCGCAGTTGCGGCAGCTACAGGTAATCTAAGATGATCATAGGTCTTGTTGGCTTTATTGGAGCTGGCAAGGGTACAGTCCGTGATACGCTTGTGCGAGAGCATGGCTATCACGGCTTCGCCTTTGCTGACGCACTCAAGGATGCTGTTGCATCTATCTTTCTATGGCCTCGAGGTTTGCTTGAAGGAGACTCAGAGGCCTCAAGAGCATTTCGTGAAAAGGTAGATCCTTGGTGGTCTGAAAAGTTTGGATACGATGTCACACCTCGTCTAATGTTACAAAAGATGGGAACTGAGGCGTGTCGTAACAATCTATCAGATAACATCTGGGTTTCTGCACTTGAAAAACGCATTCAGGGATATCAAGATGTGGTTATATCTGATGTGCGTTTTCCTAACGAAATCGATTTCATTCGGAGTGTCGGCGGTAAGATCATTCGTGTCAAACGAGGTGATGATCCGTCTTTGGAAGCGCAGCAAAAGATGCATGTGTCAGAAACAGCATGGAATTATGTTGTTCCAGATGCAATCATCGATAACAATGGAACACTAAATGATCTAGCAGGAAACATAAGAACCACATTGACAATGTTAGATAATCCGACTACAATATTTCATCATCCGGTCTAATAAAGGAGCACATAATGAAGTTTAGTGAAAAGACCCTAGCAATCCTAAAGAACTTTGCAGGTATCAATAGTGGTGTCGTTCTAAATGCAGGTAGAACCCAGAAGACAATTTCTCCACAGAAGTCCATTCTTGTTGAAGCAACATTAGACGATGATCTACCATCCAAGTTTGGTATCTATGACCTAAATCAGTTTCTAGGGAATGTTACAACCCTAAAGACTCCTGAACTCACTTTCAGTAATGACTCTGTTGTTATTGATGATGGTGAACTTGCTCTAACCTACAATGCTTGTTCATCGAATCTTATTATCACTCCACCAGAGAAGGAACTAGTTCTAAAGAACGTTGATGTTTCTTTCTCTCTATCTAATGCACAGCTACAGAAACTTCTAAAGGTTGCTGTCATGAACAATCTTCCCAATCTTACAGTTCAGGGTAAAGACGGTGGTCTATTTCTTCTTATTCATGAGAAGACAAACGACACATCTAATCAGGGATCGATCAAGATTGGTGATTACGCTGGTAATGACTTTGTGTCTTCGTTCAAGATTGACAATCTAAAGTTACTACCTGACGACTACAATGTGGAGATTCAGATTGGTGCATTTGCCAAGTTTGAAAACACATCGGGTAATCTAAAGTATTGGATCGCTTTGGAGTCGAAGTGATGTTTAGAGATTATGAGGGAAACATTCTGTGGGCGGAAGTCTCATTTGCCGCTTACATTGTCAGCGTTATACTTTTTGTGATATTGTTTCTTTACTGGGCTATCACAGATTCAAACGAACGAATGGACCATCGTAAAGCATTCAAAGAATCATGCATTGATGCTGGTGGATATGCTGTCGAACCTTTCGACTATGTGAAAGGACATGGTGATGGATTTCTTTGCATCAATCCTTCTGCAATCATTCAACTAAAAGATGGAGTAAAGTGAAATGGGTATGATCGGTCACAATAGCGCAACCACTTCTGTCGAGGCTCTATCACCAGAGGATAAGAAGGTTCTTCGTAAGGCAATCATGGAACTAAATGACTCCATGACTCGTGTTGGTGCAGAGCGAGATTTACAGAAAGAGATTATCGGTGA